GGGAACACCCTGCACTTCAGGAGGTAGCTCATCATACCAAGCCCATTTATTTGATAATTCTAAATGCAAACTTGATACCCTACCTGCTAATATATGCAGAGATTCTTCTTCTGTAATCCAAGTGAAGCCATGTCCAATAGTCCAAACTCCCATAGTGCATTGGTATGGTGTTCTTTCAAACCCTTCATTAACACCTATTCTTTTAACAAGTGATTTAAAATCAGGTATCATTAAACCTGCCTTCTAACCCATTCTCTAGGCTGACTAGATGAAATTATTTTAACTCCACAGGCTAATACTGCTGCATCAGCAGAAAATAATTTATCTGTAGATGCTTTTGATATAATTACTGTATTTAAACCATCTAAAGAAAAAGTTCCAATATCTGTTCCATCAGATTGTTCTAATGTAATTAAATGCTCTGTTCCTGCTGCTGCTGTATTATGCAGCCTTACAAATTCACTAGAGCCTATATTTGATGCTGCACCTGTATTAACTCCCAATGCAGCTTCTGTTGTTATTGGCATAAATACTACATCAGACATTATACTTCCTCCACTTTATAGCCTTTTGCTTTATAATTTTTAACATTATCACCTGTATTTTCTCTATAAATAACATTACCACTATCTTTTGTTATTTTAATTTTTGTAGATGATTTTTTTGCAGTTTTTTTAGCTTTTTTTTCAGCCATTATAATCTCCTTATTGCTTTATAATATTGCCATCTTTGTCAAACTCAACACCAGCAAATAATCCAATATTTTCTAAAGTTTTACCTTTTTTGTTTTTTTCTATTCTACTACCTACTTCACCAATATAATCTAAATATTTCATTTTAGTGCCTTTATAAAATGCTTCTTGACCTCTATCACCACTTTGTGTAAGACATAAATCATTTTTAGGATCAAGATTTACACCAAATTTTTTATTATTTAAATTACCAATATCTTTTTTATTTTGCATAATTTTATAATATGAGGGCAGAGAACCTCAACCCCACCCTCATATCTATTTTATTATTAAGCTGTGCTTGTTTCAGTTGTTAATTCAACACCATGCAAGTCTACCAACTCCCTATGTCCATAATAGGCATTAGCAACTATATTAGTCTGCGCACCTAACTCATTTCTTTCAGTAGCTAACTGTATAAAGTTACCACCACCAAAATCCATGAATCCACATCCCAATGCAGTTTTAGCAAAAACACCACCTATATGTTGATCAGAAGTTGCTGCAACTTGTGATGATGTATAGAAGTTGATCCCTGCAATGCTTGTAACAAAGCCTGAACCTATAAACTGATCTGCTACACCACCTGATCCAGCTAGTCCATTAAATGCTGCATTGCTTCCTTGTACTGCACTTGAACCAAATTCATTTGATAAACCATAAGAACCATACATCTGTAAAGGATGTAAAACTGCTGAATATGGTCTTGGTGCATCATTTTCTTCTAAAGATGCTAAAGCATCCATTATGTCAAGAAATTTTAAACCATCTGTTGCAGTTCCTCTAACAGTAGCAAAATCAGCAAATCTTGCTATTAAATCTTTATCAAATTTAGTTGCTACTGCATTTCCTACAATCTGACCAGCATTAACCATTAGTGCATCTGAATTACCAAATGCTGCTAAATCTGTTACTTTAGCATTAATGTGATTTCTTAAAATTTCTACTGATGCTGCTGTAGATGTAATTGCTGTTGCATCAACTTCTGTACCTTCTGTTCCTGTGCTTTCTTCTGTTACTGCTGATGCTGCAACCTTTGAATACAATGGAAACTGAACAGTATTTGAACCTTTTACTGCTGCTGTCATTGAAATAGTTGATGGCATAACTGCTGCCTTATTGAACTGAATAATTGCTGCTGCAATAGTTTTACCTAAACCACCTGCACCAACAGCTACATCAGTTGCATTTGTAATATCTGCCATTGATTTTACCTATATTTTATCCCTCTATCAACTGCTTTTTAGCCTTCAAGTAGGGTAGTTAATTATTTTATATAATTTGTGGTATTTTCTTGTATAGCTTTTTCTGCACCCTTTGGGTCTTTTACTGCAAATTCAGCCCAAGAACCATAACCACCAAATTCACCTTTTGCAGTTTCACCTGCTCTAGCTGAACTTGTTTTATTTGAATTTGCTACCATCTGTTCATCTTGAACAAACTTCTGCAAATTACCCATGCTCATACCATCTGTAATATATCTCCTATCTTCAGGAACTTGATTAACAAGCCCTTCTCTAATAGTAGATAAATCATTATTAAGAACCTCATTTTGTTTTTGAACTTTAATAAATTTAGAATTAGTTTCATTGTATAGGTCTTCATATTTTTGATTTTTCTTCATAGATTCCAGCCTTGCATTTTCTGCTTCTGCTTTCATTTCTTTAATCTGTGCTTCTAAATCTTCATTTTTAGACTTAAACTGATTCTTCACCTGATTAACTTCTGCAAACCTATCATAAGGTACATCATTTTTATTAGCTTGTGTGCTAGGATTTGTTTCACTGTTTCCTTCAGTTTGTGGTTGAGCCTTTGTTTCTTCTGACATTTTAATTCCTCTTTTGTGAGTTAAAGTTATGCTTTAATTTAAGTTAGCCAATATTAAAAGTACCACCTTTTATTTTCTTCAGTTCTTTTTTAACATACTTATCAGCTTCATTTAATATAAATTTTTCAACAGGTTTAGGTATAGGTTTTGATTCACTTGATATAACTCTTTTTAATTTAGCAAGTTGCTTAACTTTAGCACCTTGTGTTGGAAAGCCAAAAGTAAATCCATTTATTAAATATTTTACAAATTGATAATCATTTAATAAATCTCCTGTTAATACAGGTGCTTTTGAATCTTTAAATTTTTGATGTTGTGGTTTTTGACCAACCTTAATATTTCCTGTTTTTTTTCTATTAGCATAGCTATCTATAAAAACTGATCTTGTTTTTTTACCTTCCCCTATTGTTCTCCATCCTACATTTTCACCTTTTTTAGAATAATTAGGGTAAGGCTTACCATCTACTTGTTTTGCTTTTGAACCACCACCAGCAGGATCAAATATATACTTTCTATATTTCATAACAACTTCTGCTGCTATTTTTCTAAAGAATTTATTATCTAACATTATTTCTCAAACTTTTTAGGGTTATATCCTTGATCTTCAGGTGATGATGATACTTCCTCCCATTTATGTCTGCAGTTCCATATCTCATTATTCATATCACCAAATTCATCAATTATTTCCTGCCTTGTAGCTTCACCAAAATTTATTTTTCTTATACATTCATCTCTAGTCCTATCATCATAAGCACCTATATAAACATACTTTGTTTTTGCAGGTGCTTTTTCAGCCATCATATTAGTAACTGAATTGCTGTATTGATTAAAGCCTGTTTGTATTTCTTTCTGTATATTTTCTGCTGAATATCCTAATTCTTCTAATCTGCCTTTAGAATCTTTTAATATTTGATTTGGAAATTTACCTGTAGATATACCATCAACAATTATACTTCTTATATCATTACCAACCACATCAGTATATCTTGATGATAATTTATTATCAACACTATTTAAAAGCCCTCTTAATGATTTTTCTGTTAATGGTGTTGTTGTTCTATATGTGTTTTCTAATATACTAATTGCACCTGCTTGTAATGTGCTTGATCTAATTGGCTTCTGTTTTAATTCTAATGCTTTACCTATATTTATACCTGATAATATTTCTATAGCTTGTTCTGATGTTTTACCTTCTACAAGTTTTAATAGTGCAACAAAAACTTCATCAAATGATTGCTCAAACTTCTTAGCTAACTCACTTGCTTTAGCTTCTAATTCATCATGTATATCAGCCATTTAATAATTCTGTTACTGATTTGCTTGATTGCCAAAACCTGCAAGACCAATATCTAGCTTTGGTTTTATCTTTAGGTGGGTTACTATCACATCTATGCCTAGCCCTGAATGATTTTCTTTTAGCAGGACTATCTCTTTTTATAGATAAATTAGGATCACCAAATGTAACTCTAACTATATTATCATTGTTGTTTTTAACAAATACTTCAAACTTTTTTCTAGCATAAGATGGTGAACCTTTTGCTATCCTTCTAGGCTTATTTAATGTTACTTTTTTACCTCTATATTCAGGCATTATACAGGTGTAGTTAGTGCTTCAAGTAATGGTGATGTTGGTGCTTCCTCCATTTCTTCTTCTGCACCTGATAGTTCAAATAAATAATCTTCTGCTGCTTCTTTATCAGGAAATTTATCAGGGTCTCTTTGCATTAATATTGTTGCTCTATCTATAAGCCCATTAGCTAAATCCCAATCCCATCTTTCCCTCTGCTCTTTATCAGATAGTATTTCTGTTGATTCCTCATAATCAACACTAAGCAGAAAACCAGCATCTTTTGCTAATTCAACTGCTAATATCCTTTCCTCAACCTCAAACATCCTATATTCTAATCTTTTATATTTCTCTAC